CACGCGTTAGCGTGTGCGGAGTCATTGTTGTAATTGGCGTTACGACGCCCTCAGTGAGTTTCGAGTATCTCCTTTGCAGCGTTTCGACGCTGTTCTGGAGTGCTTTGCACTCATTTTGTTTTTATAAACTTTATCATACCCGTTCCCTGGGATAGTGGGACCCCCGTCATGAGGATAGTCATTTCTGACGTTAGACGGACGTATAAAGGATGACAAATTTGAATATAGGTAACCAGGAGAGAGTTTTCCTCAAACTCTTTAACATTGGTTTACTGAACTGATGTGTACCTTCCTTTTGGAAGGCGCGTCCCTTGTGCTTCGGCATATGATTGTGGAAACATGGATTCGCATTTTATAGTTTAGTAATGGACTACAGTTTAGTACAGGTAAGACTGACCTGTCTGGTAATCGGTTATGGATTGATAATCCTGACTTGATTCTTTGATGATCTTGATTGATCTTCTTTTCGCCGAAAAGGCGTTACTATTGAGAGTAAGACGTTGTTTATGTGCCCTACTAGCATGGGCCGACGTAATGGTCAAGCATTTAACATTAGGACTGTTTGTTCCGGCAGTCAGTAAGAATTCAGTACAGTGAGGGGTGGCACCCGATGAAGGTACTGTTGCTACTTAATTTTAACAAATTCTAGGACGTACAAAGGATTTTTACAAAATAATATTGTCGCAAAGTTTGGGGTATTCAATAAAACCCTGAGGCTTTTTCCTCGTAAGACGACTCTTGATTGTTTATTTGATCTTGTATGGAGAAGTAATTTCCTGATTTATCAAGAATTGAGGAACCATATTCCTTTTATCTTGAACACAGCATGAACTTTATTGATCAGGCTAGCAAACACGGAAATTGTGTTCGGGAGATGCAAGTACGCCAAAGGCTTGCACCCAATGCCAGAGATCTATTGATGGATCTTCTGAAGCATTGTTTTTGGTTGCTGTGGATTTTTCTAGGTTGGCGTTGTTGTTTCGACAGTCAGATTGGTGAACTTCCTGAAAAGGATGCTTGCCGTTTGAAGTGGTTGAAAAACAAAGATGCTCGTGTGATCGAGCGTGTAAAGAAAAATTCCTGTGGTGGACAGGAGAAAAAGGATAGGAAGAGGAAGAAATCTGGAAAGAAGGAGAAGTTTACTCCCCAGATCGGTTCGGTTGCTATTGCAACGGCGTTTGCCAATCTTGCAAACATTAAAGGAATCTCCATTGGTGATGATACCCTTAATAAGGTAGAAAATCTTGGAGCTTTATTTCTTGCTTGTAAAGATTGTACAACCGTAACTGGCTTTCTTAGCACTTGTTTTCTGTATTTGAAGACTCATTACACCAAAAGTGTGGCCAATTTGGCAGCCCAATATCTCTCTGAAGTGTTGGACGCCGATTTTGACCCACAAGTTGGTGAATTTGGAATTAAAACAGAGAATAAGCCTAAGTGGCTTCTTCTGTTGAAAGACCTCCAGGAGAATTGGACTTTGGTGGTCCATAATGAAGGATTCAAGAAGATTTCACATGTTCTGAGCTTATCTTTGGCTCTAGGACTATGTGAGTCTGCTAATCTGGATTTTAAAATTGGAGGCATGAAGTTATTTTCCATTGGTGCAGTTGCCAAACATGCATCGGCTGTTGATTTGATCGATGCTGCTTTCGAGACAGTCACCTACTTTGCTGAAGGTGGCTATGCTTGTTTTGAGCGTGGGTCTATTAAGCCGTTGTTATATGGTAATATGGAAAATGAGGAATTTGAAGAGCTCTACTCTAGATGCTTACGTTGTCAAGAATATGCCAAATGCGGTAATCTTGAGAAATATGAGCAAATGAGTGAAAATGACTATGAAGCTCTTCTTGCACAGTGCATTGAGAAGGCTACTATGCTAGTCACTACATCACGTGGTTTAGTGGAGAAGAATATTCTTCGCAGAAAACTTGATACGTTGCGTTTGTGGCAAGCTACGTTCCGTCAAACTCGTGTGCAAGGTGGTTTGCGCGAAGCACCATATTCGATCGGAATTTTTGGCGGTACAGCCGTCGGAAAATCTACTGTTGCTAACGTCCTTATGATAACTACGTTGTTACATAATGGATACTGTGCATCTGATGATCGAATTGTAACTTTGAATGAACAAGATAAGTTTTGGTCTAATTTCCGGTCATTTACCAATGGAGTTTTGATTGATGATATTGGAAATACCAAAGCTGATTTTGTTGAACGTGCTCCAACTTCCTTAATGATTCAGTTAGTCAACAATGTTCGTATTTATGCGAATATGGCTGAAGCTGACATGAAAGGAAAGGTTTCTGTTGAACCTAAAGTTGTGATTGGCACTAAGAATGTCAAAGATACATGCGCAACTGTTTATTCCAATGAACCTGCTTCTATCACACGTCGCGATCGCGTTACTCTCACTGTCAAGGTGAAACCAGAGTTTGCGGTTCATGATATGTTGAATGAAGATAAGGTCAAAGCTGCTTTCCCATGTGGTACACCAATAATTCCAGATTTCTGGAACATTACTGTTGAAAAATCCTTTCCCATACCGAATGGAATTAAAGGAAAAGCGGCTACTGTTGGATGGGAGATCATCCAGTGGGATGGAAGACCTCTTCAGGATATCGGATTACCAGAGTTGATTCGCTGGATCGGACAAGATTCTATCAAGTTTTACGCTAACCAAAAGGAAATCGTACATAACAATAATAATCTTGCCGGCAAAATACAACTCTGCCCAGGATGCCGTCACCCTACACCAGATGTTTGCATTTGTAAGCGTGAAGACAAGGTCTATCTTTCTCGTATTGATGATCGTTGTACAGATGGGCATTGTATCCGCTGTGAAGGATACCATCGAGAAGAAGAGCCTGAAGTTTTGGATAACCAATTGGGTGAGAAGATTGTTCGTGCCATATATCCTAGGTATCGCTCCTGGGAACGTGAGTTGCGATCAAAATTCGCATATAGGGCCAATGAGATTGAAGGTTGGACTGTTGAGATGTTGTTGAAACGGCTTGATTGGCTCGAAACATCTCGTTGGGTAGTGTGGACAAATTACATTCCTGCTGAGTGGATCAACAAAAATTGGATGAAGAATATCGTGTGGTTTACACGGGAGCAAGAACTCCGTGAGCGCATTCGGCGTGCTTACTTAAATCATACTATTATAATGTTTTTCTTTTTATTTTTAATGTTTCGTGTGTCGTTCTGGTTGACGCCTTTACTCGCAATTCCATTATCTGGGATCTCCGGTGTTGTGAATTTCGAGAAAGAGCTATTGTATCAAGAGGTGGCAAGTGACAATGCAGCAATGCCTGCAGTGTTCAAACTTTACCGCGATAGGCATGTGAAGTGGATCACTGGGTGCTGTGCTGTTATTGCTTGTTGCTATGCGATTGCACAAATTTGGAAAGCATTTAAGGTTGTTCCATCACCACAAGGAAATTTGGCTCCGAAGTCTACGACAGAAATTGTCGAAAGAGATTCAGAAGTCAATCCTTGGGCAGGAGTTGTGGTATCTGAAATGCCGTGTAGCACTGAAGCAAAAACCACTACTCCAGATCAATTGGAGAAGTTAGTTAAAGCTAATTTGTGTCATATGACAATTCAGGTAAAGACATTGGAAAAGGTTCGCACCTTTGAGTGTGATGCCTTCTTTCCTAAGTCTAATGTCGCCATCGTTCCTCAGCATATGTGGAAAGCTGACGATATTAAAGCAACGTTCGTGCGCCATGATCCAAGTAAAATTGGAGGCAATTTCGAATGTTTCTTGTATCGTAAGAACAGTGTCGACATCCCCAATACTGATTTGTCCGTGGTCTGGGTCCCTAATGGAGGAGATTGGAAAGATTTGACAGCATATTTTCCACTTGCACGTTTTGCTAATGTGCCCGCACGTCTCACTTACAAGAAGAGTGATGGAACCTGTGTTGGTTCAAAACTTTTTATGGAAGTTGATGATATAATGACACACGCAGCAAATTTCTTTGGTGCTAAATATAACCTCAAATTTGAGACATTTGAAGGTTTGTGTATTGCACCTTTGATCACGGAAACCAAAGGACCTCTTATTGGAGGATTCCATTTAGGTGGAAAGAATGGTGAAACCCGTGGATGTAGTGGATTGTTGTTAAAGAGTGAGTTTGATGCGGCATTTGAACGTTTGCGCACTCTTCCAGGGATTGTACTTTCTAAGAGTTCAGGAGAAATTCCAAAAGAACTCTATGATGTGCAATTCTATGAGAATGCCGACGTTCATCCGAAAAGCCCTATCAATTATTTGCCCGAAGGTACTAATTGCAAGTACTATGGGCAAGTTAAAGGACGGGCGTCTTACTACTCTGACGTGGAGGAAACTGTCATTTCTTCGCACGTGGAGGACGTGTGTGGTGTGCCCCAGAAGTGGGGTGGTCCGAAATTTCGTAAGGGATGGCCTTGGCAGGCATCTCTTCAGTACTCGACTAAACCTTCTTGTGGTATCGAAGGATCCTTGCTCGAAAGAGCTTGTAAGGATTACATTCAACCAATTTTGGAGGCGCTCGGTGAGCTGACTGTACTTAAAAATCAAGTCAGACCCTTGAATCGCATGGAGACAGTCTGTGGAATCGATGGAATTCGATTCATAGACAAAATGCCTCCAAGCACTTCAATTGGATATCCCCTATCGGGTCCAAAATCAAATTTCATTGAACTTTTGGAACCTAATGAGCATCCATCTCACCAATGTCCAGCCAAATTAGACGAAAGATTTTGGACACACGCGGAAGAAATGGAAAAGCTTTATCTGAAGGGAGAGAGAGCTTATCCTATCTTCAAGGCTTGTTTGAAAGACGAGCCAACAAAATTGACCAAAGACAAGGTCAGGGTATTCCAGGGAGCTCCTATTGCACTACAATTGTTGGTGCGCAAGTATTTCTTACCTATTGCCCGAGCATTGTCCATGATGCCTCTCACATCTGAGTGCGCTGTTGGCGTTAATGCCCAAGGTCCTGAATGGGATCAATTGGCGAAACACATCAAACAGCATGGTGAAGACCGTATTCTAGCTGGAGATTATAGCAAGTATGATCTTCGTATGCCCGCTCAGGTGATGTTTTCTGCATTCCGTGTCATGATGGATATTGGCAAATTCTGCGGTTACTCCGACCAGGATTTAATTATCATGGAAGGTATTGCTACAGATATTTGCTATCCTTTGATGGCCTATAATGGTGATTTGATACAGCATTTTGGTTCTAATCCTTCGGGACAGAACTTGACTGTTTATATCAATTCTATTGTAAACGCTCTATTGTTTCGATGTGCCTATTTTGAAATTTGCAAGGATCACAAGAACCTTCCTCCATTTCAAGATGTGTGCGCATTGATCACATACGGAGATGATGCAAAGAGCTCTGTACATAAGGACTTCGATGAATTTAACCACATTTCAGTGGCAAAGTTTCTTGAGGAACATGACATGAAGTTCACCATGCCGGACAAGGAATCCGAACCGACGCCGTATATGAAAGATACGGATGCAGATTTGCTTAAAAGAAAAAACGTCTATTGTGAAGACACTGGATTGATCATGGGTGCACTCGATGAAGACTCGATCTTCAAGAGCTTGCATGCCACATTGAAATCCAGGGCACTTACCAAAGAACAACAAGCGATGCAAAACATCGATGGAGCTCTTCGTGAGTGGTTTTCACATGGACGTGAAGTCTATGAGCAACGCCGCCAACAAATGATTGAGGTAGCTAAGCGAGCTGATATCATTCATGGTTGCACTGTTATACACGAAAGTTATGACGACAGACTTGCAGCCTGGAAAGAACGCTACACTTAAATTACGGCACCGTCTTGGGCAGACGTTAAATGCATCCCTCTGGGCGTATCCCATCACGTCTAAAGTACACCAAACGAGGGCTCTCTGTATTGGATGACCGTGCTTGTCCAGTTAGTCAGTCGAAGGACAAAGTACAGGCTTGCAGAGAGAGGTACTTTCCTCGTAAAGTACCCCTATTTAGGGGAGTGTTCGCCGCACGCAAGATTGACACACGGTGCATGGATTGAGTCTTCCATGCAACCGTTAATGATGACTTGCTACAATGAATAATATGAATAGTAATACACAGAAGTTTAATGTAACTATAAATGAGGAAAGTTTGGAGTCCCAGCACCAGAACGTAAGGTTTAGTGATCAGACTCCCCAATGGGATTATGTCGTTGACAGTATGCCCGATGACACGTTTCGCACCGCAGATACAGATGACGCAACATTGGAGAATTTCTTTCAGCGTCCTGTCAAAATTCGGTCTTACAATTGGGCGACGGGTACAAATTTATTTGAGACTTTTAATCCCTGGCAGGATTTCTTTGAAAACCCCAGGGTGATAAATCGTATCACAAATTATAACTTGTTGCGTTGTAAATTGAAAGTCAGAATTGTTTTGAACGGCAATGGTTTCCATTATGGACGAGCAATTGCATCGTATATACCACTCCATACTTTGGACGATTTCACAAAAGATCGTGCATTCTTTATTCAGGATGTGGTGGCAGCTAGTCAACGGCCACACGTATATTTGGACCCAACCACTAGTCAAGGTGGAACCCTTACTCTTCCCTTCGTTTGGTATCAAAATGCCTTGAAAATTCCTAATCAGGAATGGCGAGAAATGGGTGATATTATCATCCACGGTATGCAGAACTTAAAGCATGCTAATGGAGCTATTGATTCCGTAACAGTTTCAGTCTTTGCTTGGGCGGAAGAAGTCTCTCTTTCTATTCCTACAGCGAATGAGCCAGGTTCTCTATCGCCACAGATGGGAGAGATCTTTATTCCACAAGTCAAGGATGAGTATGGTTCAGGTCCAATATCACGACCCGCGGGTGTTATTGCAAGAGCTGCAGGATACCTTAGCAACGTACCCGGTATTGGGAAGTATGCTAGAGCGACTCAACTTGCAGCATCTGCAATATCGAGTATAGCAACAATGTTTGGATATTCACGTCCTGTGACGTTAGCGGAAATCCAACCGTATACACCACGTTTTTTGAGTAATATGGCTAACACCAATGTCTCAGATAATAGTCAGAAATTGACTTTGGACTGTAAACAAGAACTTACCATTGATCCACGAGTCATGGGTCTCGGTTCGACAGATGAGATGACAATTAAATCTATTGCACAACGAGAATCCTTTCTTACGCAGTTCGGATGGGCTGTTGCTGACAGCTCTGAAACTTTGCTTTGGAATTCCGAAGTGAGTCCCGTGCTATGGAATGAGCTTAATTCTGAGCTTCACTTCCCAGCATGTTGTTTTGCAACTCTTCCGTTTCAGAGGTGGAGAGGAACCATGAAGTTTCGATTTCAAATCGTCGCTTCGTCGTTTCACAAAGGTAGGCTGAAGATCACCTACGATCCATCATATCCGTTGACGAATGAGTACAATACAAATTACACTCACATTATTGACCTGGCAAAAGAACGTGACTTCACAATTGAAATTGGTTGGGGTCAGGAAAAGTCTATGATAGGCCACAGAATACCGGGATTGAATACCATTCCATGGTCCACTTCTGCTCTTGCAGCAGATCCGAATGGACTTGGAAATGGTATCATTTCGGTTTATGTAGTGAATGAATTGACAGTTCCTAATTCTACAGCCAATAACGACATTGAAGTCAATGTTTTTGTTTCAGCAGGAGATGACTTTGAAGTCTTTGAACCGGATTCTTCCACAATTCAAGACTTAGTCTGGTTTGCACCACAAATGGGTGAGATTTTTACTCCCCAGATGGCGGAAATGACCGGCGATATGTCACATCCTGACGCTGATTTAACGAAGAATGAAGACGAGCCGATGAAATTGCAAGCGTCAGATACAATGGCGCCCAATCTAAGTGACCAAGATCACACTACGTGTGTGTATTACGGTGACCCAGTGACATCGTTACGCCAATGCTTGAAAAGATATAATTGGCACTCGGCTATCACACCATCTTTCACGAAGATAAGTTTCTTGACGGTGCGGAATAATGATTTACCGTACTATCGTGGGTACGCTCCTGGAGCTGTCCATCAAACTAGTGTTCCCCAAGATCCGACTCCATACAACTATTGCAAGATGACACTGTTAAATTATGTCATTCCTGCATTTACGTGTGTGAGGGGATCGACACGATGGAAATATATGCGCACAGGCGGTGTCAATTCAGAGACTAGTCTTATGCAGTTGCGCAGAGTAAGTGTAGCAAAATCTGGTTATACGCAGGCTGAATCAACTGCTGTTACCCAAGGAGGTAGCAGCCCGTCAGCTCGAATACGACAGGCTGGAATTTTGATACCACATACTTGGGATGGAGCAACTGCGACATCGACGTTTCAAAATCCAGTAGTAGAGGCAGAAATGCCTTTCTACACAAATGTGAGGTTCTTTCCTGCAAAGAAAGCGAACCGCACGAACTCAATTCCTTTCAATCAGTTTCACGAACTTACAACAGTTTGGGGAACTGCAACAGCAGGCAATGCGCTGATACATTCCTACGTATCAGTTGGTGAAGACTTCAATCTTGGATTCTTCACAGGTGCTCCTGTCGCCTATAGAGTAGCACAGGACAATGATCCAGCATCTACATAGATGCTAGGACTCACGGGGACAGACACCCCGTTACAGAAAATGTGGAGTTATACGATTCTCCAGCAGGAAAAACAAAATCCACATCTCGGTGGCTGAGATGGGGGAGAATTATCTCTGAGCTATGCCGTATCTATTTCATCATAAGAAACAGATATGACACAGCTCAGGGATATTTGTCCCTGAGCTATGCCGTATCTATTTCTTATGATGAAATTTTTACCTGGCATAGCCAGGGTTTTTTCGTAGTCACAAGTTTCAGTTAGCGTAGCTCAGTAGTGTAGTAAAGACACTACCTTTGAGTGAGATATAATTTGCAGTCTCACTCAACGCTGAG